TATTTAAAAAATTATCCGCTGGTAGTGGTCGAATGAGTCGAGGTGCTAGGAAAAAGGGTTTTGATAAGTATTATCAACAAGTTCCTAAAAGTTCTCACCCAGGTACTCCTACAGGCGTTAAAGGTGATATGCCAGGTGTTACAAGTAGAGGTAGTGCAATGGATTATATAGAGAGTGCATCTAGAAGGAAGGGGATATTAGGGGATATGGATAAAGCTATGTTTAAAAGAAGGTTTTCTTCAAGAGAGAGAGATTTGATGAATCATCTTGAAAGAGGTACTCCATCTGGCACATTTACACCTGGTTCTCCTGAATGGAGAAGGGTTATGGAAAGAAAAGTAAAGGATAAAGTAGCTAGAATTGATAGGCGAAATAGAGCACGAGATAGTATTTCAGCAATGAGAAGAGACCCAGGTATAGGGGCAGGTCTACAGAGATTAGACTCTAGAGCTTATTCTGCATTAAATACAGGTGGTAGAGGGCCTATGGGTGCAGGAAGAAGTGCAAAACCAGGAAGACCTCTTCAATATGAATCTAATCCTGCAAATACATTTACAAATTTAATGAGAACAGATAGAGGATTTCAAAGGTTTGTTCTAGAGCAAGTAGGTCCAGAGAAAGTTTCTACCGTATTACTTAATCCTCAGATAAGACGAAGACTTATGGGTGATTATTTTAGAACAGTTAGGGCAGGAAAAAACACTTTCCCTCCACATCCAAATGCTCCAGGTGAGACAATGAGTCTGAGTAAATTATACGAAATGGAATTACTGTAAATGTCTTTAATAGAAAATGTAAAAGAATCAGAAGGTTTTAGAAGTAAGGTCTATAAGTGTACAGAAGGTTATGACACTATAGGCTATGGTTTTGCTATAAAAGACCTTCATATGGATGAAGATATAGCAGAAATGATACTTCAGAGAAAGTTAGACAATCTAATAGAAAGAATAGAGATTAATTTACCATTTGTTAAAGATTTACCTGAATCTGTTAAAGATGTAGTAGTAGAGATGTGCTATCAAATGGGATTAACAGGATTTATGAAATTTAAGAAAACAATAGCTTTTTTAAGATTAGGTCATTTTGCCGAAGCTTCGGTAGAGATGTGCGATTCTAAATGGTTTCGTCAAACACCTAATCGTGCAAAAAAGCTAGCAAAAATAGTAAGAGAGGCTAAGTAATGGCAGATTATCCAACAAATAGTGATTATGCAGGCATAGGCAATAAAGGCACAGGGGACAATCCTCAAAGTGACTCATGGCCGTGGACAGAGATTTTTAATGATGGAGGTTCTTTATACGAAGGCGATATATGGGAAGACCCTGTAGATAATGCTTACTGGAATGCTCCTTTTTATCGACCACCTGGTCGTGTAGATTTTACAGAATATTTACAAGATTTACCTACTTTTGATGTAAATTATGGATTAATGGGACTTATGCCAGGATTTGCAAAAGGCTTAGGCAGTTCAGCAATGCAAAGTGCTCAAAATCAAGCTTTAGGGCAAAGAGCAAGGCAATTTAATTTAAACAACGCTATATTTAATAGACCTTAAATGGAAGATTTAAAGGTAGGTTATGCAATAATTAGCCTAGTATTTATCATAGCGTTAATTGCAACTTTGATAAACAATATAGATAAGTAATGTATACAATTACAATTAATCATAAAGATATAGGGAGTAGAACCTATGAAATTTACACAAAAGAAGAAGCCGATAAAGAAGGACTTCAATATAATCATTGGAGAGAAGCAAAAGAGGGAGAATGGGCATTATCTGACGATAACTTCGTATCAAAGGTTATTAGAAGAAAGGCGTATAAAGGAACTGATAAAATCGATAATGTCTACCTCAGATTTGCATGGGGATACACTTTCTATAATCCTAGAAGACGAGGAAAAGATTTAAAGGTAAAAGGTCGTAAGTCTAATACAACGATGTCTGGAAAGAGACCAATCGAGGTAAAGGCAAAACAAAAGAAAATGCAGAATCTAGCTATGGTATATGCTCAAACCATGAATACTGAGGATACAATAGCAAGAGTATGCGGTGAAGTAACGGCTAATGAAGATAGGCGTATTAAGCGTTACATGAGAACGGAGGTATTTAAAGGTATGGTAAGAGCAGAATTGGCTAAATTATTAAGTGACCATGGTATGTCAGAGGATTATACTCTTGACTTACTTGCTTCTACAATAAAGAAAGCTCAGGATAAAGGTGATGTTACAAACCTTATGAGGGCTATAGAGAACTTACAAGATATGCATGGTATGAAAGATAAGCATCTTGTCAAGACTACAGATACACTCGAAGCTACATCTACTACTAAATTAATAGATGAACTTAGAGAAGAGGAACAAAAGTTAGTAGCTCAAAGAACAACTGTATCTGAGGAAGACTAATGTCAGCTGCAAGAGCGATATTAAAAGCAGCAGAAAAAATATGGAGAAAGAGGCAGAAAATGCCTACTACGAATATTGGTGGAAAAACTGTGCCAGCTTTTTCAAGACGAGATTTAAAATCTTATATAAAAAGATTCGGGAAAACTAAAACTAGAACATTAATATCAAGAGGAATTAATGTTGACAGAAAGTCTAGGATTTATGATAGTTCAGAGCAAGGCATAGGTATGTTTGGCAGGGAATTACCTTTTCAGTCTGGAGTATATACTAATCCTATAAATAGAATGTATGCTGACACTGGAGGTAAAAAATGGAAAGAATTGGTAAAGAAATATAAAGATTCCCCTATAATGTCGAGGGTGCTAAAAGCTGGCGGTACACCTCCTCAAATTAAGTTAGGGTCTAACCCTATTTATCCACAAAATTGGAAACAAAAAACGATTAAAGAAAGTATAACTCCTGGACCGTTAGGAGGATATAATAAAGAACAAATCCTTTTTTACGAACCTAATTTAGGAATTCAGTTTATTGTAAGAAAAGCAGCTCATAAAGCTAAAAAAAGTTCAGGAGGATTTGGTGGTGCTAAATTTAAGATTCCAGTTGGAGGAAAAATGGTTACTCTTAGAGGACCTTGGTCTTCAAGAGGCGGAGTAGTAAGAGTTCATGCTGACCCTAGTTTTAAAGGATGGGAGAGTAAGAGTTTAAGAGAAAGGTATTTAATAATGAAGGATTTAGACTTAGCTACGAAAGCGTTTAGAAATCTTCAAGAATTACCAGCAGGAGAGAAAATGCCTGATTTGTTGAAATTATTTAGGCCAAAAGCATAAAATAGTATGGATTATGAAGCTAAGCATGAAGAGTTAAGAGCTCTTCAGAAGCTGCGGAATAATATGGCGTTGTTTGGAAGGTACTGCTTCCCGACTGCCCTCCGCAAACAAACACCACCGTTCCACCACGAGGTGTATTCTGCCTTAGCTGACGACGACGAAAAGAGAGTGCTGATAGCTGCTCCTAGAGGAACGGCAAAGAGTACTGTTACCACTCTCATTTACCCCTTATGGAGAATGGCATTTAAAAAGAGTGATGAAGACTTATTTATAGTAATCATATCTGAATCCCAAGCACAGTCAATAAACTTCCTATCTCGTATCAAATATCATTTAACTCATAGCGAGAACTTTAGAAAGACATTTGGAGATATGGGCCCCAACACTGCTAGTAGATGGACTCATACTGATGTAGTGCTAGCTAATGGTACTCGTATAATAGCTGTAGGTACAGGACAAAGAGTTAGGGGTTTTATTGAAGGTGATACTCGTCCTAACCTTATTGTAGTTGATGACTTTGAGTCAGAGTTAAATGCATTTACTCCAGAAGCTAGAGCTAAGAATAGGAAATGGATGACAGAGGCAGTTATTCCCTCTTTATCAGATGATGGTAAGATATGTATGATTGGCACAGTTATATCTGAGGATTGCTTTTTATATTGGGCTAAAGAATCATCTGCTTGGAAAACTTTATGGTTTTCTATATGGGATGATGATGAAAAGAGTATATGGCCAGAAAGATTTCCTAAAAGTAGAATCCTTGGTATAAAAAAAGAGTTTCAGTCTGTAGGTAACTTAAACGGATTTTATCAAGAGTATATGAACATAGCTCAATCTCCTGATAATGCTCCCTTTAAACCAGAGTGGATACAATTACATCATTATGATTACGAAAGAATAAATGGGCAAAATTGCTTAGTAAGGGAGGTTGGAGATGATAAGAAAATTATACCAGTTGATATCTATTGTGGAGTGGACCCTGCTAGTTCCCTTTCTGCTAGGGCTGATTTCTTTGTTATTTGTGCAATTGCTGTTGATAATGATAACAACAAGTATATTGTCGATGTTTACAGAAACAGAATATCGCCTGCGGAACAACCAGGATTAATAATAGATATGTATAAAAAGTATAAACCTAGGAGAATGAAGGTTGAGACTGTTGGATATCAAGAAGCTTTAAGAGTCGCAGTTAGAGATTTAATGAGAGAGCAGAATTTATATATACCAGGTTTAGAATCAGGAGTTAAGCCTAGAAACTCTAAAAGTGAAAGACTTTTATCTTTAGTTCCTCTATTTGCAAAAAAGCAATTTTATTTTAGACCTCAAGATATTGAGCCTCAGCAAGAATTCTTATCATACCCTAAAGGAAAGCATGATGATGTGATGGATGCAGTATGGACTGCTCTTGATAAAGTTAAGCCATGCAGGTTAAAAGAATTCGATGAAAGTGGGGAAAATAAAAGTATGTCAAAAAAACTGTTGGATTGGATGACAATGTAATGTATATTATCTCTAAATTTTATGCCGTACGAAGATAATAATACGAAACCTGGGCACAGCGAAAGAGATTTCGTCAATGAAACTATAGACATCTATCAGAGGTATTCTAAAAAAAGAGACACTTGGGCTACAGAAGCTAAAGAAGATAAAGAGTTTCGACTAGGTAAACAATGGACAACAGAGCAATCTGATATTCTTAAGAAAAGAGGTCAGGCTCCTATAGTAGTAAATCGTATACATCCAGCTGTGGAAACAGCTAAATCTATGATAACGGCAAATAGACCTTCTTTTAGAGTTGCTCCAAGAGAAGATTCAGATAAAAAAGTAGCGAATGTATTAAGCAGCTTACTTTCTTATATGTATGACATATCTGATGGAAGAACTGTAATTAGAAAGGTTGTTGATGATTACTATGTAGCGGGTCTAGGATTTATTCAAGTCTATCAAGACCCTATGATGGATATGGGAAAAGGCGAGGTATGCCTTCATGATATAGACCCATTAGATGTATATGTTGACCCTAATAGTCAGCATAGGTTTTTTGATGATGCAGAGAATATAATAATTTCGAGGCTATTTACTAAAGACCAAGCTAAGAAACTTTATCCTATGTATAAGCAAGATATAGATGCCTCTAATAGTGAGCAAGATTGGAATGCTCCTGAAACAGGTAGAGAATTTGATGGTACGGTACATTTTCCTGAAGATGTAGGTACTTTAGATAATACTAATTATGTTCGAGGGTATGAAAGATATTATAAAAAACATGTCCCTGAATATAGGATTTTTGAAAATTGGAGCGGTAAAGAAGATTTACTAGATGAACAAAAATTCCAAGCATATATGCAAAAACCAGCTTGGATAGTTCAAGGCCAGATTATGACTGACCAAAAACAAGTCGAGGCTCTTGTTAAGCAACTTCAAGGACAAGAACAATTTAGACAAATGCAAGAAAGGTCTCAGTCTAGGCAAAAAATGAACGAAATAGGACTTACAGCACGAGCAATTGTTCCAGAGCCTTCTAAGAAAGAAATTCAAGTAGAAGAAGTCTCTATGTCTCAATTAGCAGAACAGGGTTCTTTAGAGGTTGTGCAAGTATTGTCTACTAGAATTCATCAATGTGTTGTTATTGGAGATAAACTTTTATATAAAAGAGTACTACCTATAGACCAGTATCCTATAGTTCCTTTTATCAATATACATACAAGAACACCATATCCTGTAAGCGATGTGAGATTAGTAAAAGGAATGCAGGAATATATAAACAAAACAAGGTCATTAATAATAGCACATGCAACAACTAGTACGAATACAAAAATACTTGTTCCAGAAGGAAGTGTTGATATGGCAGATTTTGAACAAAAGTGGGCTCAACCAGGGGTTGCAATATCTTATGACCCGACCGATGGTGCTCCCATGGCTGTTCAACCTTCTCCACTACCTAATGAGTTATATCAAAATGAGATGACTGCTAAAAATGATATAGACCATCAATTAGGTATATATGAGATGATGCAAGGAAATACATCAGCAGCACCTCAAACATATAAGGCAACAATAAGCCTTGACGAATTTGGTCAAAGAAAAATTAAGTCTAAGCTTGCTGATATAGAGGCAGGCTTGACAAGGGTAGCTCAAGTAGCTATACCGTTAATGCAACAACTCTACACTATTAAAAAAGTGTTTAGGGTTGTTCAACCCAACAATTCATTAAGTGAATATGTTATTAATCAGAAACTAGTAGATGACAAGACTGGTGAAATAAAGAAATTTAATGATATTACAGTTGGTAAATATGATGTAATCTGTGTAGCAGGCTCGACCTTACCTACAAACAGATATGCAGAGTTAGAGTTCTATAAAGACGCTTTCCAAATGGGGCTTATCGATAGGCAAGAAGTTCTTAAGAAAACCGAGGTATTTGATGCTGAGGGAGTACAACAAAGAATGGATGTTATTGCTAAGTTACAGCAGTCTTTAAAAGGAGCTCAAGAACAAATTAAGAAGCTTAAAGGCGACTTGCAGACTCGTGATAGAGAAGCTGTTAACTTGCGTAAGAAACTTGAAGTTGAGAAATTTGCTTCAAGTCTTGACAAGGTTCAGAATAAATCTCAAGCTGCAGGTACAATTTATGAAAAGCGTCTTGATGATACGCTAGCCACAGTAAGAAACCAAATCAAAGACTATGTTGATGATTTGGAGAAAAAAGAAAAAGACTCACCTTCTCGTGGCAAGAAGCAGTCTAAAAAACAGGAGAAGAAATAATGGTAGATAATCAAGGAACGGACACCTCTCAGACAGCAAACCAAGCGTTTGATGAAAGTATATTTACTTCAGAAGAGAGCTCCACACAAGAGAATACATTGACTCCAACCGATGCGTTTACAGCACCATCTGGAGAAGAGGCCCCAGAAGCGGCACCCTCATCACAGGAATCAGCTCAACCAGTAGACCCCAAGAATGATGACACTCGTTATCAATATTGGCAGTCTCAGGCAGCTAAAAAGGATAATGAATTAAGGCAAATGCAACAGCAAATGCAACAATTTCAACAACCTAATCCTCAACAGTTTCAACAGCAACAAGCTCAAGAACCTGTACAGGAAGAATTCCCTGCACCTCCAGAAAAACCTGTTAAACCCAGAAACTTCAATAGGCAAGAAGCTTATGAAGATGCTAGCAGTGAATCTGCTAGATACTTAGATGAAGTTGAAGATTGGCGAGATAATATGGATGAGTATCGAAATATGAGACAAGAGTATGAGGATGCAATCGTTCAGGAACAAATGCAAGCATACCAAGAGCAGCAATATCGTATGCAACAACAAAAGCAGGCTCAAATGCAGCAAGCTAGACAAATGCAGGAAGTTTCTAACTTAGTGCAAGGTCATTACGGAATGACTCAAGATGAAACTCAAGAATTTATCAAGACTATGTCTGACCCTTCGTCTATAACGGTAGACAATTTGGTACAACTGTACAGACTGCAAAAAGGAAAAGGTGGTGGTGCCCCTGTTAATCCAGGTCAACCTGTCCAACCTTCTCCAGAATTCCAGCAAGCTCAAAGAGCTCAACAAGTTCCACAGCCTATGGGCGTGCAACCAACAGCTGGACAAGAGCAGTCTGCCCCAGAAGACCAAATTATGGATAATATAATATCGGATTATAAGAAAAATAATCCTTGGTAATCCCGTAGGGGGCATCTAACTTGAAGGCGAAAGCAGTTGATAGATTAGATGTAAAATTAGGAAGTATATAATGGCAACAGTAAGTCAAAGTAAATACAGTCCTTCCTTTGGTGCAGCGGTTAGTGGAATAAATATCAACAACGACCGAAGAATATTTAATTTCGGTGAAAGAGTTGCTGAGCTTGCTCCACAACAATCGCCTTTCTTTGTTTACCTTTCTAAAGTAGCTAAGAAAGCAACGAACGACCCTGTTTTTAAGTTTCTTGAGCAAAGACATCAATGGCAAAGACGCAATTTTGAAGTTATAACTAACTTAGATAATCTAAATAAAGGTGCTGGAGAAGCATTTGGAGCTCCTAATGATTTAGTTATTAAATGTGGTTATGATAACACAGGTGCAGTAGTAGCAGACCAACCTTGTAAGTTTATCTTACCTGGACAAACATTAGCTTTAAAAACTAATGAGGGTACAGTTATGGTTAGAATAGCTAATGATGCAGTTATTGGTAGTGTAGCTAGTACACCAGGTGAAATAGTTCACGGTGTTGATAGGACTACAATAGCTGGAGAAGATATCTTCGTAGTAGGTAAGGATATGACATCTACAGAAGATATTACAGTAGCTGCTAAAGGTCAAGTAATCGGCTCTGGATGGGCTGAAGGAACAACTGCTCCTCTTGGATGGGAAGATGCTTTAATGACTAGAGAAGGATATTGTCAGATATTTAAAACTGCAATGAATCTTTTCTCTGGTACAGCTTTAGCAACTGAATACAGAGGAATAGCTAATGAGTATCAAAGAGTATGGCAAGAAAAGTTAATGGAACATAAAATGGACCTAGAAAATGCTTTCTTGTTTGGTAGAGGTGTAGCAGGAGCTGGTACTGTAGGTGATACAGGTGCAACTTCTGAAACAGCTGGTAATACTCGATATACTCATGGTATTGTACCTTACACAGAAGTAAACGGAAAAGTTTATAACATGTCTTATTCATCATCTGGATATGATGCTTTCTTAGATGCAATGGAAGATTTCTTTGCACCAGAAAGTGGAAACTCTGGAAATAAACTTGTTCTAGCTTCTAGAAAAGTTATCACCTATTTGAATAAATTAGGTGCAGGTTCTTTTATGAACAACTCAGTAGGCTCATCTCAATATCGATTAGATGTAGCTAATGTTCCAGGTTCTTTTGGGCATCAAGTAACAGTTGTAAATACTATATTTGGTAATTTACACTTTGTTGCTGAGCCTCTATTAAGAGGACCATGGGAAGATTACGCTGTATGTGTTGATTTGAAAAATGTAGCGTACAGACCACTAGTTGGTAATGGTATTAGTCGAGATACCTTCATTGAAACTAACATTCAAGGAAATGATGAAGATGGAAGAAGAGACCTAATCTTAACAGAAGCTGGTCTTGAGATTTCTCTTCCTGAAACTCATGCTGTCTTGAAGTTTAGTTAAGGAGGTAAGCTATGGCTGACCAAAGTAATCTTAGTATAGGTGGAATTGGTGGAGACCCTTCGGGGTCTCATCCAATAGGCAACTTAGCTGCTAATTGGGTTAAAACAGTAGATGATTTAACTATTAAATACACAGCTGGAACTATAATGGCTGACCCTGGTGCTTCTTCTGCAGACGCAACAGACACTTATTATAGTGAAGAGTTATGTGTAGGTATT